ATTACACATGGAAATAGAACAGCTTTAGATGCGGTTTTGGGGGTAAATACAGGTGACCAGGATATTTCAGGAATTAATACCAATGCAATTGCAATAGCTTTAAATACAGCGAAAGTTGGAATTACACCGACCCAAGCCAGTGATATTACAACGAACAATACAAAAATAACTTACCCGTCTACTGATAGCGTAAAAGTTGGCTTTATAAGCGTTACACAGCCAGTGGATTTAGATGATATAGAAAATAAAGCAAATGATGCGGTTTTAAATTCCGATACTTCAACAATACCTATGGGATTTGTCATTGATGAAGATAACTTTGCCTCTAATTTGGCAACTAAAGTACCAACTCAACAATCTACAAAAGCATATATCAATTCACAGATAGCAAGTGCAATTGTGGGGGGTGTTTATTATCAAGGTAGCTATGATGCTTTAAATAATGTACCTGATTTAGAAGCTCCATTAGCAGGGGTTGTTTTTAAAGGATTTATGTGGACTGTAACTGTTGCAGGAGATTTTTTTACAGAAGCAGTACAAATTGGGGATGTTTTAATTGCTGAAGTTGACAATCCTTCAATTTTAACTGAGTGGACTGTTGTGCAATCTAATTTAGATGCAACATCTATAAAAGTATTATATGAAAGTAATTCAAATACAAATGCTTTTACTGATGCTGAAAAAATTAATTTAAACAATCAAAGCAATACTAACACAGGTGACCAAGATTTAAGCGGTAAAGTTGATAAAGTTACAGGTAAATCTTTAGTTTTGGATACAGAAATTACAAGATTAGAAAACGTAACAAACCAAACCGTAGAAAGTTTAGGTTTAGATAATGTAGATAATACAAGTGATTTAGATAAACCCGTTAGTACGGCAACGCAAGATGCTTTGGATTTAAAACAAAATTTAATAACAAACTCTATTACGGGGTCAGGGACAACAAACTATTTACCTAAATTTACAGGTACTTCCGCTTTAGGTGATTCTTTAGTATATGACGATGGTACAAATATAGGTATAGTGGGTGATATATTAATAAAAAATTCAAATATATCTAACCAAGAAAACTTAGATGTTGACACAGGCACTCAAATTATAGCATCTATAGATTCAACATTATATACTGCCGCATTTTTTGATTATGTAATAAAAAAGGGAACAAATATAAGATGTGGAACTGTATATGCATGTCACGATGGTACTAATGTAGAGTATGCTGAAACATCAACAAATGATTTGGGTGATACATCAGATGTTATATTGGAGGTTACTAAATTAAGTTCCGAATTGTTATTAAGAGCAATGGTGTTGTCTGATGGTTGGGTCATAAAAACATTAGTGAGGGGGATATAATATATAAATAAAAAATATTTATAATAAAATAAAATAATATGTTAATATCGAATATTAGTTTTCATAGAGGACCTAAAATAGTAACGGACGGGTTAGTATTATATTTAGATGCAGCTAACCCTAAATCATATACAGGTACTGGTACTGTATGGAAGGATTTAAGTGGTAACAGTAATGATGCCACTTTGATAAATGGACCTACCTTTGATAGTGATAATGCTGGTAGTATTGTTTTTGATGGGGTGAATGATTATGTACAAGTATCACCAATAACTACAATAAGTCCCACAGGAACTATATCGTTATGGTTTAAATCTTCAATTAGTTGGGATGGGGTAGCAACCAACATAAGGTTAAGTGGGATTAACCCCACTTGGGAATTTGGGAGAACTGGTCATAATAATAGTACAGATAATGGATTTATTGCATATGATTTAGGGGGGTCAGATAACCTGTCAACAGTAACAAATTCATTTTCAAACCAACGATGGTATTGTATAACAGTTATATGGGATGTCTCAACATTAGTAAGTTCGGTATATATAAATGGGGAATTAGATAACACAGGCAACTGTTTTGATTCGAGTAGAAACGGAATCTTACAAATCGGAAGGTCACCTGGTAATACAGGCCAACTATATTCAGGTAGAATGTCAAATTACAAATATTATGATAGAGCACTCACTATTGAAGAAATCCAACAAAACTATAACGCAACCAAATCAAGATTCGAACTATAATAAACGCACAATCATGACATACGAACACAGACAATATTTAATACTTAAAACACAAGAACTCAATAAAGTCGATTTTACACAGGTTCTAGAAACATCTGCCGAAACAGTACGAAAATCGGTCGATGAAACCAAAACATTCATTAAATGGGAAAATATAGAACCTTTATTTACAAGCCAATTATATTATAAAGAAGGTCCATATACACATACCCAAATGTTAAACATACTGGCCAACGAAGAATGGACAGAAGAAATAGAAGAAATATAATATGGCAACAGTAGGACCACATATAGTAACAGACGGGTTAGTTTTAATACTGGATTCTAGTAATACAAAATCTTACCCTAAATCAGGTAATACATGGTCTGATTTAACCATAAATAATAATGATGGTACATTGGAGGCGGGTGTTGGTTTTAATGGTCTTAATCTAGGTAGTATGGCATTTAACAATATCAATGATTATATCGAAGTACCTCAATTAACCGAAATATCAACAAGTGGTACTATATCCATGTGGTTCAACCCTACTATAGGTTGGGCAGATGAGAATATAAATATGAGAATAAGTGGTCTTAATGATTCTTGGGAATTCGGTAGAATGGATAATGGAAATGGGGCCATAATATTCGATTTAGGTGAAACTAATAGTGTAACTACGACTACAACATCGTTTATAAGTAAAAAATGGTATAACCTTACAGTTACTTGGGACACAACTGCCCAAACAAGTAAAGTATATCTAAATGGCATCCTAGAAGCAACTGGAACCTATAATAATGTGAATAGAACTGGTTTATTAACAATTGGGAGGTCACCAGGTGATACAACTGAAATATTTTTAGGTAGAATAAGTACATATATACATTACTCAAGAACATTATCTAGTGATGAAATATATAAAAATTATAACGCAAATAAAGGAAGATATTTGATATTACAAGAACCTGATTTTAAAGATTGGAAAATAAATAATTCAACATCGGATAAATTTATTACACCACTTAACGACCAAACCAATATAGGATTATTTGACCCTAATACAACTAATTTATTTGGTAGTTTAGGTGCAGGTAATAAATGGTATGGTGGAGTTTTAGCACCTAACGGTAAGATATACGGAATGCCTTACTTTTCAACACAAATATTAGAAATAGACCCTATTACACAAACTACTAATTTATTTGGTGACTTTAGTGGTAGTAGTGGATGGATTGGCGGTGTTTTGACATTAAATGGTAAAATTTATACTATACCTTTTAGTTCAACACAAATATTAGAAATAGGTTCAGAAAATAAACAACCCGAAAATATGTTATTATCAAGATATTTAAATAAATTCTAAAATATGCAAAAGTTAAAAATAATAGAAAGTTACAGAAATGGACTAAATCAAAGGGGTATAGTAATATGTACTTATAAATTAGTTGAGGGAGGGGAGGCTGATTGTATAGAATTAGAATATTCGGAAGAATATCCAACGTTTGATATAGTTCAGGTAAAATAATCTGATTTTAATATATAATCTATATATTTATTATATATAACATCTTTTGGAAAATGAAAAAAGATTAAAAAACTATGGCAAACGAATTTAAAATAAAAAAAGGGCTTATTGTAAATGGTAATGTCTCTGGCTCAACCGTGTTAGATGTACAAGGTACACAAGGACAATTATTCTCCATAACAGATAACCTATCAGGTTCATTATTTTCGGTAAACGATATTTCAGGTATTCCTATATTAAACGTAAATTCTAACGGAACAACAACCCAATACGGAGACTTAATTGTTGATGGTACCTTACAAATAACAGAAACTACGCAAGGTACAACGGAAACTAACATATTATTAGTAGATTCAAATGGAAATGTAGTACAAAGGTCCGATATATCATTAACTGGTCCAAAAGGAGATACTGGAGACACTGGTTTAGCTGGTCCAAAAGGAGACCCTGGTGAAGATGCAAGTGCAAGTTATGCGGTAAACGTCATAAGTACAAATACCAACGCCATAACAGGGCAAGCTTATGTCTTTACTAGCAATGTAACATTGACACTACCTAGCACGCCCTTATCAGGGGATTGGGTAGAGATTAGTAATTTAAGTGGAACGCCAAGCCCTATAATAGCTCGTAATGGAAAAAAAATAGTAGGCATTGATGAAAATTTAACCATAGATAAAGCATATGTAGGTTTTAGATTAATATTTACAGGCGATACTTTAGGATGGACAATAATAGGACAATAAAAATAATATAAAAATATGAGTAATTTATCAGATTTATACCCTAGTGGTGGAAGTGGCGGGGGATTAAAACCTCGGTTTAAAGAATTTTTAACAAGTGGAACTTTTACCCCTACCCAAGCCTTGATAGATGCGGGAGGGATGATTACAGTTTTCTTAGTGGGTAGTGGTGGTTCTAGTAATCGTACTGACGAAGGTGGAAGTGGTGGAGAGGTGTTAGAAAGTAAAATGACGCTAACGGGTATCGCTGGTTGTAATGTTATAATTGGTGCTAGTGTCCAACGTAGCAATGGAGTAGATAGCGTCTTTAATGGAGCGAATGCAGGAGGTCAGAATATTACTGCAAAAAGAGGGGTTATAAATAATAGACAGGAACAAAGAATGGGTTCAGGATGGGGGGGGTAGATTGATGATAACGTTATTGGTCTATCCGCTGGAAACGGTACTAATGGTTTTGGTGCTGGAGGAGGACCATCAAGTCGTGGTGGGGTAAGAGAAGGTGCGCCAAATAGCGGGCAGGGCGCTGCTCTCGACATAGCTAGCGGCAGCGGTTACTGTTTAATAACGTGGTGGGAATAAAAAAGATAGATATGGAAAATAGAGTGGCATTTATAGAAAATGGAGTGATAGCCAATATAATAAATTCTAACATGGCTTTTGCGGCAACATTGGGAGGTGAAATATTGGACGTTACGGGCTTACCCTGTGGTATTGGATACCCTGTAATAAACGGTCAGGTACAACACCCAGACACTTTACTTACTCCAGCCCAGTTACAAGAACGAAAACAGAATGAAGCTAGGGATTGGCGCAATGAAGAATTAAGTCGCCTCGATTTTATAGTACCTGTTACAGACCACCCACAGCACGCAGCTTATATTACATACAGGCAAGCGTTAAGGGATTGGCCTTCTACAACCAGTTTTCCTGATACAAAACCTGAATTGGTTTGATAAAGGTGATGGTTATATATAACTATTTGTTTGAAAAAAGTAATGTATAACAAATAATACTAAAAGGCTACACCAACGGCTATTGAAATAAATATTAAATAAATTATTGTTAAATGAAGATTTTCGTTCAAATTGCTTCTTATAGAGACTCACAACTTATACCAACAATTGAGGATATGCTTGAAAATGCTAAATATCCAAATAATTTAGTAATTGGTATTTGTCACCAATATCACCCAGATGATAGTTTTTCGGATTTATCTAAATACAAAGTAGATAGTAGGTTTAGGATAATCGATGTACTATACTCGGAATCAAATGGTGCTTGCTGGGCAAGACACCAAGTTCAACAGGTATATGGCGGTGAGGAATATACATTACAAATAGACTCACATATGCGATTTGAGAAAGATTGGGATATAACGCTTATTGATATGCTAAATGGTTTAATAGAAGACGGTATTGAAAAGCCTCTTTTAACTGGATATGTATCTTCGTTTGACCCGAACAATGACCCAGATGGTAGGGTTCGTGTTCCTTGGGAAATGTCATTTGACAGGTTTATACCAGAGGGTGCCGTATTCTTTTTACCAGATACAATACCAAACTGGGAAAAGTTGGTCAAGCCAGTTCCTGCAAGATTCTATTCAGCACACTTTGCATTTACACTAGGTATATTTAGTAAAGAAGTACAACATAATCCAGAATTTTATTTCCATGGAGAAGAGATTTCTATTGGTGTTAGAGCATATACACATGGATATGACCTTTTTCACCCACATAAAGTTATTATATGGCATGAATACACCAGAGAAGGCAGGACTAAGCAATGGGATGATGATAGTGAATGGAGTAAGAAAAATGAATTAGCACATAAAAAGAACAGGCAGCTATTCGGTATGGATGGTGAGGTTTGTGTAGATGGTAAATATGGATTTGGTGATAAAAGAACTTTATTAGACTATGAGAAGTATTCTGGATTAAAATTTGACACTAGGTCAGTTCAACAATATACACTGGATAAAAAATACCCACCGAACCCATATAATTTTGATAGTGAAAAGGATTGGTTAGGTAGCTTTACAAGAGTTTTTAAGCACTGTATTGATTTAGGATTTTCTCAAGTACCTGAGACGGATTATGAATTTTGGGTCGTTGCGTTCCACGGAACAGATGATGTGACGTTATTCAGAGAAGATGCCAATAAAGATGAGATAAAGAGAATATTATCCGATAAAGATTATTGTAAGATATGGAGAGAATTCCAGAGTTCTGAAAACCCGTCTAAATGGGTTGTTTGGCCTTACAGCACATCTAAGGGATGGTGTGATAAAATAGAAGGGTATCTATAGGATGGATATGCTAGTTTGTTAATTCTATAGTAGTAATTTATTTACGCACTTAAAGAATAAAAAATATACTTAATATTTATATTCACATATTTATAAGTAAAAGATAATTAATGGTCAACGATAAATTAATTCTAAGAGCGGTAACCAGTCCATGGTTAACACCAGTTCCAGATTTTACAAAGGGTTCAGTATTAACCCATGTAGAACTGGATAATAACCTATTATATTTAAAAGGTGAAACAATTACTACGGCAACTACTGTTTCTGGTATTGTTACATTACATAAAGTTAATGGTAAAACTATTGAGTTTAATGGAAGTGGTGCAGTATTGGATGAATATTGGGTTTCTGGCACTAGTCAAGGTTCTTTACAAACAATTATTGGTGATAATGTAGCTAGTGGCGATTATTCTATAACATATAATAAAAATAATACCGCAAGTGGTGATTATTCAACAGCAGAGGGTTTTAGAACTAGTGCAACAACTAATTCATCACATTCAGAAGGTTGGGGTACATTAGCTAGTGGTGTTGCATCACATTCTGAAGGTGTTGATACCGTAGCAAGTGGTGTAGCATCAAATGCACAGGGTAAACTTACTATTGCAAGTGGTAATTATTCACATGCCGAAGGTTATAACACAAAATCAAAAAGTGATTACTCACACGCTGAAGGTATTAATACAACTGCAAGTGGTGTAGCATCTAACGCATCTGGTAGTGGTACAGTAGCAAGTGGTGATTATTCTAATTCTTCTGGTTTTAATACACTTGCGAGCGGTAATAGTTCACACACTGAAGGTATTAATACAACTGCAAGTGGTGTAGCATCTAACGCATCTGGTAGTAATACAATAGCAAGTGGTGATTATTCTAATTCTTCTGGTTTTAATACAATAGCAAGTGGTAATACATCGAACGCATCTGGTAGTGGCACAACCGCAAGTGGTGATTATTCTAATTCTTCTGGTTTTAATACACTTGCGAGCGGTAATAGTTCACACGCTGAAGGTATTAATACAACTGCAAGTGGTGTAGCATCGAACGCATCTGGTAGTGGCACAACCGCAAGTGGGGATTATTCAAACGCATCTGGTAGTGGCACAACCGCAAGTGGTTTGATATCGAACGCACAAGGTTATAATACACTTGCGAGTGGTGTAGCATCTAACGCATCTGGTAGTGGTACAATAGCAAGTGGTAATACATCTAACGCATCTGGTAGTAATACAATAGCAAGTGGGGAATATTCTAACGCATCTGGTAGTGGCACAACCGCAAGTGGTTTGATATCGAACGCACAAGGTAGTAGCACTAATGCAAGTGGTTTGATATCACATGCACAAGGTTATAATACACTTGCGAGTGGGGATTACTCTAACGCATCTGGTACTAATACAACCGCAAGTGGTAATACATCTAACGCATCTGGTAGTGGTACAATAGCAAGTGGGGATTACTCTAACGCATATGGTTATAATACAATAGCGAGTGGAGAATATTCTAACGCATCTGGTACTAATACAACCGCAAGTGGTAATACATCTAACGCATCTGGTAGTGGTACAATAGCGAGTGGGGATTACTCTAATTCTTCTGGTACTAATACAACCGCAAGTGGTAATACATCTAACGCATCTGGTAGTGGTACAATAGC